TAATTGAAGATTTTGGGGCTAAATTCCCCCAACTTGTCGAAGAATCCCTGTCTCTAGGGATTCAAATAAGACTTACAAGTGGCGAAGAAAGACGGGTAGTAGTCCGTAGCCGCGATTTAAGGAATGGTTACGAATCCTTTCCGAAGGATGCTACCGAACTGCATCAAGCAGTAATCGAAGCCATAGCCTTTAAGTCTCGCAAAAACGAGCTAGAAGCCCTGGAAAAGGCTAGAGAAGAGCAGATTACTGCTCAACAGAAGGAATCTCAACTTCCTTATAAGACAGCCTGCGAAAAAGCAGGGTACAAGGTGGAGTGGAACCAGGAATCCTATCTTGCCAAGGTCGGTAAAAGATGGACAGATTGCCGGACTGTCTGCCGGCAAAAAAACCTATCAGTTGAGTTTAGCAAAAAGCCTAAACTCATTCTCAAAAAATAGTTATCAGTTATTAGTTATCAGTTATCAGTCAATAAACATCAACCAAACAAAAAATGGAACCTTTACATAAATTAGGCAAATATCACAATCTAGACAAGCTAAACAAGACAGTAGAATTGGTTTACAGCGTTACTACCTTTTCTACAAGAGCAAAACACAATTGGATTAACAATCCTTTAGACTTGTTTGATCCTTATTCTCTATGGTGGACGTTGGGGGTAGAATGGCACACTGACGACATTGATAAAGATAAAAAATATTCAATTATTTTAGTTGTTCAAAGCGACAATTATGAACTTTACGCTTCTACAATAGATAATAATACTTTAGAAAAACTTTTAAAAACAGATTACTTTAGCAGTATTAATAAGCGGATAGATAATCTGTTAGTTTGCAAAAAAGACACTCAAAGACTAATAGTAAAATCGGGAGATATTTTATTACTAAATACATCCTGCTACCATAAGCTAGAAAACACAAAAAAAACAGAAGACCCTTTTATGTTTATTAGCTTAGATATTGACTTTATTCCAAGAGTCAAGGAAGCGGTCAAGGTTGTCAATTATTTTGTTCACAATTTTTTTGTAATCAATAAGGAGTAAAACAATGGAAGAATATATGGAAGAAATCGAAGAAACAATGGAAGAAGAAATTGAAGAATGTATGACTCCAAGCCATTGTCATTTTTGGCTTTGCTGGTATCAATTATCTCTTCTAGAAAAAAAGGTCTGTTTTTATTTTCTTTGTGGGTTTGATAACAAAGAAATTGCTAAAAAACTTTTACTAAAAACTGAAATAGTAAATGATTATACGACGGCAATTTTAAAAAAATTTAATATTTCGACTCAACCTAAGTTTATGTTTTTTTTCTATCAGCATACGGGATGGGATATAGCCAAAGATATGATTGACAATGACGAAGAAGAACAATGCGCTTTATGGGGTGTTCAAAAATGTCTAATTCCGCCTGGAATATGGAAAAATATGTAGTTTAACGAAAATCTATGACTAATACTACCGAGAACACATACGCACCAAATTTTGTTTCTCCGCCGGGAGAAACCCTTGCTGAAATCCTAAAAGAAAGAAAAATAACTAGAACTGAATTTGCTAGTCGCATGAAGTTGCCAAAAAAGACTATTAATCAACTTATAAAAGGTAAAGCAGAAATTACTGTTCGTACTGCTTATAAAATGGAATTAGCCTTATGCGTACCTTCTGCTCGTTTCTGGATAGAGCGTGAAAGACTTTATCGAGAATTTCTAGTAAATCAAATTGATTAGAATATTTTTACAACTGTTAACGAGGATTTATGAATCTGTACTTAATTAGAGATTCAGTTACATCATTTGGTCTTCTTATTGCAGCAGAATCAGAAACAGAGGCTATCTGGCATTGGTGCATCTATTTTTATAGCAATAATGACAATCCAATCGAAATAGAAGAAATTAACATTAATACTTCTGGTATCGTTTGGGAATGTGGATGAACTACTACTAACCCCTAAAACCGCTCCTAAACCGATTAACAGGAGCAGAAGTAATAATCGTGCTAATAACCTTTTCATGTCCCTGAAACTCATTTTCAAGGGAATAAAATGCTCCCGATAGGCTATCTACAATGTCATTAGTCGGGGGTGTTTTTTTGCTACCATCAAAACCCTGGCAGGCATTTAAAAACCGAGTGTTCCACGTCCCATCTCTTAAGATAAAGATTTGTCCCCGACTAGCTGCCGTGGCTACTGGCAAAGCCCGCGTTAGCTTATCCCCTTGAGGTGCTATCGCTTTAATATCATGATTTGGATGATTTTCTCTAATTACATTAGTAATAGTATTCTCAACAAATTTACCACTCGATCCCCCTTCCTGCTCCCATCTCACAGCTACGGTTCTACCATCCAATTCAGCAGTATTTTTAAGCATTAATTCCACTTCCCCTACCTTTTTCTGCTCACAGATATTATCGGCAATCACATAAGCAAATTCCTTAATCTCAGTTGAATCTGGCAGTGTGTTTTTAATTCTTTGGTATTTATAGACAAGAGTGCCACTTGTATAACAATGATAGTTCTCAGCATTCTCTTTAGCAGTTGCCGCTAAATCCCAGAATCTTACTTTACCTATTAACTTCCAATCATCGGGTATTTTATCGAGAATCTCAAACCAAGTCCGATCAAATACCGTACCAGCTTCATATTTAACTTTCCAGTTACCCCTGAGAAGTCTTTCCCGCTCAATAGGATGTAAAGCGTAAAGGTTAGCCAAATAGGTAGGGTTAACCCTAATTAAAGCTGGATTATCAAAAATCGTAGCAGGAATAAAAGTAAAGCTTTTAATCAGATTATCTGGTGTAATATTAATATCTGTATTTGATAAAAACTTTTCTCTTTTATCTTTAGGAATAAGGTCAAAAAGTTCATCTTTAAGACTAAATTTATCGATTAGTTCTTCTTTAGTATCAGCCCAGTGGATTATGTTTTCTCGTCTAATAAAATATTTAACTATTCCCCCTCTTTCTTCAATAGCATACCCAGTCTTAGGGTCGATCCACCAAGAGATAAAATTAGCTACCCAAGAGTCAGCATCGGGGTTACAGGTTGCTCTAACTGCGGGTTTAATTCCCGATACTGAACGGTTTCTAGAGAGAAGATAGAAAAATTGTTCTTCTGTAAAATGGGTTAATTCATCAAAACCTATCCTTGCAATTTGTCCCCCTTGATAAACATAGACAGTTTTTTCGTATTGTAAATGTCTAAAAGATATTTTCGATCCAAATGGAAATCGCCACCCTGGAGGCTTTTCAATAAAATTACCTTTCACTGCTTGATAGATTTTTTGGCTTTCATCTATTAGTCCACCTGCTTGAGTAAATTCAGGATACGTCCGACGAAATATAACAGCCCGATAGTCAGGATTGCTAATAAATTCTTGACGGGCAAAATCAATTAATAGCCCGGCACTATTATGCGTAACTATATAATCATCTGTTAAATAAAGATGATTTGGATTGCTAACAGTAATACAACGAGCGTAATCAATTTCAGTTGGTTCAATAGAAACAATTCTTTTACCCGGCCAACTTGATCCCCCATTAAATTGTCCAAGCATTTTCGCTCTTTCAACTTTACGCGGCAAACTAAAAAGTAATTCAAGGTGATTTCCCTCAACAGCCACGACGTAAGCTGTACGACCATCTAAATGCTTCCCTTTGTATCTATATTTTGGTTGTCTTTTCGTAATCTTAGCCATATAACCCAAAGAACGAACCAAAGAAGCTACCTGAATAGCCAAATCTTTACTGGTTGTGCAATAGGAAACTTCTCTTTTTTTGTCTCCAACAGTTCCATCTGTATCAAAAAGACCTTGAGCAAACGCATAACGAAAATCAAGAGATGCTGATAAATAGCCGTCGGGAAATACTTTTTCCCACGCTCTTTTTCCTTTATATTCATTGTTGCTTATCCAAGACTTAACCCATTGAACTTTTGTCGCGTTGACGGATAAAACTTCTAAACGGTTATCTTTTATTGGTGTTCGTGTTTTAACGGTAGCTTCTTTCCCTAAAATATCAACGAGTTTATCAGCAATAAATCTATCAGAAGTTGTTACGATAATTGAATCACTACAATAAGAACCATCGCCTATTAAACAACCGTAAAAATAGGCTCTGCCAGTATCAGACCTGTTAAGTGCCGTAAATTGCAATGGCGCGTTAACTGGAACAATAAACCGTCTTCCTTTGCTAATCTCAGTAATCAACCAATTAGTATCCCTAACCCTTGCTCTTGTAATGTAATTAGTATTCCATCCTCTAGGTGTCAGATTCGACTCAATTCGATTAATCCCGTTACTAGACTTCCTGCGGCTATTACGGCGAGATTCCCAAAAAGACCATAAATGATCGCCACAGCATTCTGTACTTGTACCGTCTTCAAAAGAAACCCGATAAAATTGTTTAAATCCCTGTTCGTGAATTTGGATGATTTCTTGATACTGACCATCAGGATTCATAATCTTATCCCCGACTTTAAGATCAGAGAAGTCGATCCATTGACCGCTCCATCCCAAGACCTTTGAATCTTTCACTTGTGATTCATTAAAACTACTATTATATGATAATAGTCTTTTCCCTAAAAGCGCATCCGCCATAGAAAGCATTTTATCTCCAATCGCTTTTCCTGTCTTGGATGCACGCCCTGCTTTTCCACTTCCTGCGCCTCCGCCATAGAAAATTACATCAGCGTCAATTTCCCCAAATAAAGCTTGTTTTCCCTCTTGTAATTGAGGAAAAACAATTTCTTCTTTGGTGTTAACAAGTCGATATTTTTCGGTCGCTGTTTTTATCTTTGAAAGATTTTTTAATGATAATTTACTCGCTCTCATCGTCATCGCTTATTTTAGTGGGAACCATTACATCATCATCAAATTCTGCACTATCACGAATAATCGAGGTCAGTCCGTCGTCGAGTTTCTCTATGCCAGAATGTCCTATAAGTTTTCCGTCAGGGTCAATAACAGCTAATCCGTGCTTTTGAACAATATTAATTGCGTACTCGATGGTGTCAAAACCTAAAACTTTTTCAAAGGTATCAGTCAACGTTTTAGCCATAGTCACTGCGTCTCTATGATTCCAATTTCCGTTAGGTTCAATTGTTATGGCAATCGGCCGGCCCGATTCATCTACAGAATCTATCCGACGGCGAGAAATCGGATAATTAGTCATCTGTTCAATCTTTTCGAGGTTTTTTAGAGTAATCTTTAGAGTCTTCTCTCGGATTTCTCGTAAAATGCTATCAGTGTAAGCTTGCTGCTCTTGAATCTTTAAAAGCCAATAGGCTTTCGCCCGCTCTTCCCATCGATAGTTTTTATGCGCTAACTGCCAGTCATCGGGGACAGTTTTAGCTCGTTTAAATTTAGTCTTCTCTATCTGTTCCCCAGAAGCTTCCCCGCAGTTACCGTAGGCTCGATTTAAAGTGCGATAGCCTGAAGGAATAGGAAGGTAAAAAATCTGAAATCTTTCAAACCAGTCAGGGGTTTCTAGTTCTTGCCGTTCCCAGATAGGATATTTGGTAAACTCGATTACCTCTTCATGAATAGAGTATGTACGCTTTCTGCCTCGATTAGTGACAACCATTGGTTATTATAGTAGTAGAGTTACTTAATCTTACATCAATCATGACAGATAAATTAGAAATTGAGTATCGACGGCTTTGCGACCTAAAACAACTAAAGGGTAATTCCAAAAAACACGCCACTGAAAACACCATAGCTTCAATATTGGAGTTGGGATTTAAAGACCCAATTGGCTACGATCCGAGCTTAAACGGCGGAAAAGGGGGGATTACTGAGGGTCATGATCGGTGTGCCGCACTATTAGCAATTAAAAAGCGCAAAATAGATCGACCTAGAGGTATAGATATTGACAATGATAGGGAGTGGATGGTTCCTATTTTAGTAGGAGTTCACGCTAAAAATGAGGCTCAAGCTATAAAATACTCGATTATTCACAACCATTCTACGATTCACGGGGCGGGGCTTGACCTTGCTACGGAATTAAAGCTTTTTGATACTGACTTACTAATTAGCCAAGCTGAATACCTTGATGAAGAGGGGGAGAATTTAGGAGTAATCGGCGATTTAAATTCAATCCTAGAAGCTTTAAATACTTCAGATAATTTAGATAATTCTGATAATTTTGAATCGAATATAACAGATAATTTTTCGGGAAAAAACAAAGAAATTGACATCGAGGGTATGGATGGGCAAATGATAATTAAATTAAGTTATACAGAAAATGAATACTGGCAAGTAAAAGAACAATTAAGTAAAATAGCATCGACACCCGAACAAGCAGTATGGAAGCTTTTAGGTAATGACTAAACATAAATTTGCATATAAGTGGAATTTGTCAGATGGATACCCAGCACCCGGAATTGAAAAACATGGGTTAAAAGTATTTGGTACTTTTATCTGTGGCGGTGGTTCGACTATGGGTTACAAGTTAGCAGGTTTTGACCATTTAGGAGGTGTTGAAATAGACTCGCAGGTAGCTGATGTATATAAAGTTAACCACAATCCTAAATATTTATTTATTGAAGATATAAGAGATTTTGCTGATCGTACAAACTTTCCTAATGAACTTTATAACCTAGATATTTTAGACGGCTCACCTCCCTGCTCTTCATTTAGCATGGCAGGAAATAGAGAAAAAGACTGGGGGAAAGAAAAAGTATTTAGGGAAGGTCAGGCTAAACAGCGACTTGATGACCTTTTCTTTGATTACATACGATTAGCAAAAAAACTACAGCCAAAGGTCGTTATCGCTGAAAATGTTAAAGGAATTATTCAAGGTAATGCCAAAGCGTATGTAAAGCGAATAAAAGATGAATTTGAAAAAGCAGGATATAAAGTACAGTTATTCCTCTTGAACGCCGCAAGCATGGGAGTGCCTCAAAAACGTGAGCGAGTGTTCTTTATTTGTCAAAGGAATGATTTAAACTTTAAAAATCTAGAGTTAAGTTTTAATGAAGAGCCAATTTTGTTTGGTGAATTTGGAACAAATGAAATTGGAGAAGCAATTAAATGTAATTATATAAAAAAACTTTTAAAAAACCCTATAACATCAACAGGTGCGTTACAAACACATAAAAAAAGTTTAAATGGCAAAATCGGCGGTATTGGATTTACTTTTGTTTGCTTAGAAAATCAAACGCCTTTAACAGTAATAGCAAACAAAAATAAACTAATACACAGTAACTTAAATAATTATATATCAAATAAAGCAACTTGCCTAATTGGTAGCTATCCACTCGATTACAACTTTAAAAATATCGATCCAAAGTATTTAATTGGTATGTCAGTTCCTCCTGTAATGACTGCACAGATAGCGCATCAGATTTATTTACAGTGGTTTACAGAACAATCAGTACAAAAATACACACAGTGACACTTGATAAACTGTCACACTTTGCCAACTATCTGAAAATTATCATGATATATTTAAAATATAAGCACTAAACCAAGTGCATCCATTAATTAGAGCCTCCATAAGCTACTGGGCGGATC